GATCGAGGGCGCGGCGCCGGGGCAGCCGACCGTCGGACCTCCCGGACCGATGGAGGCGGCGGGCCCGCCCGGTCCCCCTCTCGGGCCGGGCGGACCTCCCCAAGGCATGGGCAAGGTCATCGAGCCACGCTTCGACCTGACTGTGCGCCGGCTCAAGCTGACGCCGAAGCACAAGGTCATGGCCGTGCCGCCGGACGAGTTTCGCATCAGCCGCGAGGCGCGCGACGTGCAGACCGCCGCCTGCGTCGGCCAGGAGCGCCTGGTGCCGCTGTCGCAGCTGGTGCAGATGGGTTATCCGCCCGGCGAGATCGCCGATGAGCACGCCGGCTCGGGGCCGAGTTATGCGACCGTCGAGCAGGAGGCACGCAGCCCCGGCGGCGTCGGCATGATGCTCGCCAATGCCCGTTCGGCGTCGGAAGGCGATCCGCTGATCTGGTTCGGCGAATGGTTCATCCGCATCGACAAGGACGGCGACGGCGTCCCCGAGCTGCGCCGCATCTGCACGATGGGCGACGGTGACAGCATCGTCTCCGATGAGCCGGCGACCCGGGCCAAATTCGCGATCTTCTGTGCCGACCCGGAGCCGCACACCGCCATCGGCCATTCGATCGGTGAACAGGTCGAGGATCTGCAGAACATCAAGACCAACATCCTGCGGAATTACCTCGATGCGCTGGCCTCAACCATTCTGCCGCGGCTGGTGGTCGTCGATTCGATGGCCAACCTGGACGACGTCCGCAACAATGAGATCGGCTCGATCATTCGGGTCAAGGATGCGGCGGCTGTTCAGGCGCTGAACACCCCGCCGCCGCCGACGACGATCCAGCAGACGCTCGAATATCTCGATCTGATCGGCCATCGCCGGACGGGCGTGACTGAACAGTCGAAAGGCCTCGACCCGAAAGCTTTGCAGTCGACCGCGACGCCGGGCGTGCAGATGCTGGTCAGCGGCGCCCAGGAGCGGATCGAACTGGTCGCGAGGACTTTGGCCGAGACCGGCTTCCGCGACATGTTCAAGGGGCTGCTGCAGGAGATCATCGAGAACCCGATCCCCGAGCGGATGATCCGGTTGAGGGGGTCGTGGACCAAGGTTACTCCTGACCAATACGACGCCACGATGGATGTCGAGGTGAACCCGGCCATCGGCCGTGGCTCGGACCAGGACCGGCTGCAGATGCTGAGCCAGGTGCTGGCGGTGCAGAAGGAGATCATGGCCAGCCAGGGCGTCGACAACCCGATGGTCGGGCCGATGGAGTTCCGCAACACGCTGACCGACCTGATGTCGATCTCGGGTGTCAAGAACGTCTCGCGCTACTTCAAGCCGATCGATCCGCAGCAGCTGCAGGCAGCGCTGAAAGCGGCCGGCGAGAAGCCGAACGCCGAGATGGTCTTCGCCCAGGCCGAGGCCGACAAGGTGCGGGCGCAGGTGGTCAAGACGCTGACCGACGCGCGGGTCAAGACCATCGAGATGGGCCTCAAGGACGACCGCGAGCGCGACAAGCTCGACGCCGAGATCGCCATTAAGGGCGCCGAGATCCAGACCAAGGGCGTCGAGCTGGATCAGAACGCCGTGCAGATGGCGATCGACGCCACCCGGCCGGAAGAAGCCAAGTCGTCGGCCGAGGGCATCCCCAAGCCGCCCATGGAGCCCTTTGCCGGCCCTCCGGAGCCGCTACAGCCCGAAGAGCCTAATCCGGGTGTCCCACAGCCCTCCAAGGCCGGACCGCCGCCAGCGCCCCTCCCAGCGCCCTTGCCGCCGCAATTGAACTTGCCACCGAACTTCGGACAGCGTCGATGAGCGAGCCGATCGACATGTTGCGGCGCGATGAGCGGGCGGCCGACGCCCAGGAGCTGCTCGACAATCCGCTGCTGCAGGAGATCTACGGCAAGCTCGAGACCGACGCCTTCGAGGCCCTGGTGCGGGCCGAGCCCGGTTCGGCGGCGGCGACCGCCTGCCACTTACGGATCATGGCGCTCAGGGCGCTGCAGGCCGACCTGATCCGATTGGTGGATGACCCCAAAATGCTGCGTGCCGCGAGTGAGCGCCGGCGCCGGCTTTCGACATAGGTGACCCATGGCTGATACTGAACTGGCAGATCATTTTGAGACCGTCCTCGATCAGGAGGAAGGCAAGCCGGCCCCGGTGAAGCGGGAGAAGGCCGAGCCCGCGGAAGGGGTCGAACAGGACGATCTGTTTCCGCAGCGGGAGATCGAGGGCGAGGAAGCCGACGATCCGGATATTGACGCCGAGGACGAGGACGAGGATGCTCGTCCGGCTAAAGTCGAGGAAGAGGAGGACGAAGAAGAACAGGCCGAGCTTGATTTGGCTCAGGTCGTGCGGGTGACCGTGGACGGAGAACCAGCCGAGGTTTCGCTCCAAGAAGCACTCAACGGCTATGTCCGCGCCGAAACGTTTCACCGCCGCTTGAACCAATTACAGCAGGTCGCCCAGCACGTCGAAAAGGAACGAGCCGATCTCGCCCAAGGGCGGGAATACTATTCGGCTTTGATACCCGCCTTGCAGCAGCAATTGGCTTCGTTGCAGCCTCAGGAACCCGACTGGGACAAGCTTTACGACGAAAACCCCGTCGAAGCGGCCAAGTTGGAACGCCAATGGCGCACATACCGAGAAAAGCTGGGGCAGCTGCACCTGGAGCACCAAAAGGTGCAAGAGGAACAGGCGCGGGAGCGGCAGCGGCAAGAAGCGATTTTTGAGGATACGGAACGACGCAAGCTTGTGACGCTGGTCCCGGAATGGGCCGACGCCAAGCGGTGGGACCGGGACCGAAAATCGATGATCCGCACCGCCATGTCGGTCGGCATTACAGAGCAGGAACTCGGAAGTTTGCGCGATGCGCGGCAAACTATGCTTCTGTACAAGGCCGCCAAATTGGATGCGCTGATGGCCAACAAGCCGAAGCCCGTCCGACAGCAAGGAAGTCTGAGGCCGGGTGCCATCTCGTCAAGAGCCGCCCCCAATGGTCAAGCCCGAGCTGAGCGCCGTCTCCAACGCACAGGCAGCGTCCGTGATGCTGCGCGTGCATTCGAACAGGATCTCGACCGCGAGGGTTAACCATGGCCAAAGTAGCCAATGCATTTACGACATATCAGGCGGGCGGTAACCGCGAAGATCTGAGCGACCGCATCTACAACATCGATCCGTTTGACACGCCCGGCGTGTCGATGATCGGGCGGCGCAACGTCAAGAACAGGACGTTCGATTGGCAGACCGAGAATATGCCGGTCGTCGATGCCAACAACGCGCAGGAAGAAGGGTTCGAACTGGTCCGTTCGCCGGCAACGCCGACCGTGCGGCAGACCAATCTGACCCAGATCTCGAAGCGCGACGCCACCGTTTCAGCCTCGCAGGAGGCCTCCGACGCGGCCGGCAAGAATTCCGAGATGGCCCACCAGATGGCCATGAAGTCCAAGGCGCTGAAGTCCGACGTCGAGGTGATCGCCTTCTCGCGTCAGGCCAAGTCTTCGGACGACAGCACCACGGGCATCCGCAAGACTGAATCCATCCCGCACCAGATCGCCCGGGCGGCGGACAAGGCCGGCACCAAGGGCACGCATGTGTTTGGCACCACCACCGGCCTGCCGGTGGCCTCGACTGACGTCTGGGCCGACCCGGCGGATGTGCCTTTTACCGAGGCGATGCTCGGTGATGCGATGGCTAAGGCCTATGCCGACGGCGCCGAGCCGACCCGGCTGATCGTGCCGTACAACATCAAGAGGGGGTTGGTGCACTTCAAAGGCCGGGAGAGCACCCAGGTGCTGGTCGGCAAGACCGAGGTCGTGGCGACGGTCGACGTGATCGCCACCGACGGCGGCCGGGTCACCGCGATGCCGTCGCGCTGGCTACCGGTCGACATGGGGCTGCTGCTCGACCCGGAATATGCCCGGCTGGCGTTCTTCCGCAATTTCCGCCAGTACCCGATCGCCAAGATCGGCGATGCCGAGACCCGGATGATCATTGTCGAGTGGGGCACCCAGGTGGACAGTGGGTTAGCCCATATCGTCTTCAACGGCATCACCCCGACCGTTGCGCCGGCATTGATGTCGACCCAGGCCTTTGTCGAGAACCCTGCCGCGGCTGGTGGACTGTCGGCTGAGGAACAGAAGCGTGTGGGCCAGGCTCCGCCGGCACCGCAGCTTGGTCGTGAGCGGCAGAAAGATCCGGTCGAGCGGAAGTAGGCATGCCCGAACGCAAGTTCGTCTACCAGGACGAGTGCGGCATGCGCCGCACTCTGGTCTGGGATGAGAGCGAGCCGGACCGGTTCGGGGTGTTTGCGGAAGCTGACATCACCAATCTGGAGCGGCTGAACCGCGAGCAGGGCGAGCGTGAAAGCGCCCGCCGTGCTATGACGACGGTGGCGCGTGTGCCCTTTCCGATTTGGGAAAAGGCCTATCATCAGAACTGGGATGAGGCCGACTGGACCAGGTTC